CCCGGCATAGACGTCTTGGACAATGGGCATGCCGCCCATGGCCTTCAGACCTGCAACCCCCACCCCGCCGGCCCACCGCCTGAACAGCTTCTCCACTGCATCAGGCGGGACACCTACCATCGTGCAATCCTTGGCGACACCTGTGAGCGGGCTCCTCGTCATGAGCCACCTCTCTCCATCGAAAACAGGGCGCTGCTGGCAGAAGTCTATGCGCTCAAAAATATCTACAGGCTCCTCCACAGTGAGGGTGAAGCCATAGCGCGTAAACCACTCCATCAGACCGGCGCGAAAGCGGGCGTGATCGCGACGTCGCATGAAAAGGACGCAATCGTCACCATTGTTGGCCAGCTTGGCGTCAAGCCGGATCTCGTGGAGATACCGGTGCACCAGGCCACACATGATGAGTTTGTTCCCCATGGACGTGTTCATGTCCCCACTCATACGCCGGCCCTCAACAGAGTACAACACAGTTGCCTCTGCCAGCCGCACCTTGCCCCTGTTCGTCAGTTGCCACCTCAGCACTCTGGCCAGCCTCGGTTCGTTGTAAATCGCGTTGTAAATGCCATGTTCCCACTCCAGTGCGGGGACACTCACATGCTGGTCGAACCTGGTTGCATCCAGGCCCACAGCCACGCAATCTTCGAAGCTATCCCACTTGTTCCTCATCAAGCGGGCGGTGTCTAGGGCGTTGTACCCTGACAGGATCGTCTTCTCCCCAAAAACCTCATCAACGGCCTGGTATGTCCGCTTCTCCACGGCCTTGAGGTATCTGCCGACGTATGCGTTGAACCGCGGCGTCCGGGGTTGAATGACGCGCGGTGCGGGATCAGGCTTTGCCTCCAGCGGCAACTTCTCAGCCTTGACGAATGTGTCCAGCTGCCCATCACGGGCCTCCAATCCTCTCCAAGCTAGCGAGTCAACAGCCGCCTGGTACAACTTGCGCTTCGGGCCCGTGTATGAGAGTATGAACTCATCATATGACCACGGGCCGGACACGCGAGCTCTCCTGGCGATCTGGTCTGCAAACCAGCGGAGGTTCTGGTACACATCGGGCTCGGGAGCGGGCGGGGGCTCGTGTCCCCGCCCCCTGTTTACTAGGTACACGCGCTCCCTGAGCCCCCGCAACACATTTGGTAAGGTGTTATTGTGCACGCCCACCTTCAGGCGCGGTCGCACTCCCACCATCGTGGCGAATGTGCGACGCTTGGGCATACCCGGCCGTGGGACAACCCTGATGGGCAGACCGCGGATGGGAGCAGGCGTTCGTGTGTCAAACCCTTGCCCCACTGCCAGGCACCCCTATGCCTCCCCTGTTGCCGGCTCGCCCCCCGTGGGGCCAAACCAACGCGGCTTCACTCCCTCGACTCCAGTCGCCGCCATCAGCATGCGGCCCAGGAAACCCGGGCCCGCCCCCCGTGTGCACCAGTCCATGTACTCCTGCCTGTCTGCGACGATGGCTGAATTGTATGCCTTCGCGCGCCGCAGATCCCGACGGCTTGGGACAAAGTAGGCATCCACTGCGGCGTCAACCAGGTGGGCCATGTCCGTCTTGCGAACATTGCGATCCCGGCAAATCTTCCGCAGATAGTCGCCGACCTTGATACGAGTAGCCTCCTTGATGTTGAGCTTCTCGTACACGCTGCCAAATGGGGCGCCAAACTCGGCCCGAGCCTCTGTCACCAGGGCCCGGACAAAGTTCGCGCGCTGGCGCACTGGACGTGCAACCAGCCCGCGTCGCACCGCGGGTGCGATCTCGACATTTCCCACAAGCAGCGGTCCCTCCTCGGGCTGGGGCCTCTCCTCGAACGCCCCAATCACATCCTCTGGCTCCACCTCGTCCTCCTCATCCACGACGACGCGAACCATGTACCCGCCGAGCCTCTCGTTTGTGCACCGATCAGTGTGGTGAGCAAAGGCATCGGCGGTGTGCCACAGGGCTCTGGTCAGCCCATAGGCACCACCGCATGTGGCAAGCCACTTGGCAGCGATGTAAATGGCGGCGATCTCAATCATGG